CAATGAAAATAGAACAGAATCAAGATCAGTTTGATGAAAAATTAGATTTTGATAAATTAAAACTAGAAACACAAGACGAGCAATCTGATAAGAGATTAGAAGTTGCTCGAGAAAAAATGGAGAAAACAAATGTCAAAAAAGCTGGGTCTTGATAAACAATATAAAAATTTATACACACACGTAAATAAAAATAGCCCAAGTGGTCTTTCTAAAGGTATAACTAAACCTTTTAAATCTACGGGTAAAAGAATAATGGAAATTCCTATAGTAGGTAGTAGACTGCTTTCTCAAATGTTAAATACAGGTGGTTTATCTGGAGGACAGAAAAAGATTGCAGCCAAAGCACCACCTCCAAATGTATTAGATGGAAAAGACTTTGCAGTTCTTAGAGCAGAAAAAGCAAAAGGAAGAGGTGAAGGTCTTCAAGATGAAAAATTAAAACCAGGTAAAGTCATGAAAGCTAGAACTGGAAAAGACGTTAAAGTTAAACGTATAGGAAAAAACGAAGACGAACTAACAGAGTTTGAAAAAAGAGCATTAAAATTAAGAGCAGGTGATTAGTGACTAAAAAACATAAAGTTTCTGGCAAAAGATCAGGGCCACCACCTTTGAGTGGCCCAAACCCCCAAGTTCCTCCTGTTAAATTTCAATTTGGAGGAGGCGCCGATATGGGTGATCCTAAAAAAGCTCAAGCAAGAGCTAACAAAGGATATGGAAGCACTGCAGGTGTAGATAGAAGTGCAGTAGGGCCTGGATCAAAATTTGCACAAAACACAGCTATTCAAAACAATCCTCAACCAAATAAACTTAAAAAAGGATTTAATTTTGGAAAAGCTGCTTTAACTTATGCAGGTTCTAAATTATTAAACATGCCACTTGGCGCTATAAACATATTAGCTAATATTGGAAAACCAAGAATAGACGATATGAAACTTGGAAAAAATTTAAATGATTATGATCCTTTGTTTCACACTGCAAGATACACTAAACCTCCTATTTTACCACCTGGTGGAGAAGGTGGAAACACAGGAAGAGGTTTATGTCCTGACGGAACAATGCCTCCTTGTAAAGTTCCACAATTAAGTTCAGGTAAAGCAATAAAAGTTAGAGGTGCAAGATCAGCAATAAGAGGAACAAATTTTAAAGGAGTATTTTAATGTGGTTTCAAGCTATTAAACTTGCAGTATCTGCAGGATCAAAAATTTACGCTAACAAGCAGAAGACAAAGATGGCTATGTCAGAAGCACAGCTTATGCATGCAACTAAGATGGCCCAGGGTGAGGAAGCTTACCAAGGCAAATTGCTAGAAGCCCGACAATCGGACTGGAAGGACGAGGCGGTCCTCGTAATATTAAGTTTGCCCGTGTTGGTGCTCGCGTGGGCAGTCATATCGGATGACCCAACAGCGATGGACAAAGTAAAATTGTTCTTCGAAATGTTCTCACAGCTTCCAAGCTGGTTCACTAATTTATGGATTCTTGTCGTGGCGAGTATTTATGGTATAAAAGGAACACAAATATTTAGAGGAAAGAAATGAAATACTTAATTGAAAAAATATATCATTGGTCAACTAAATTAACTTCATGGTCATGGACTAAATTATATGGAAAAAGAAAAAAATGAACCTAGAAAGAGATTTACAAAAACTGAAAAAAGAAAAACAGATGAAAGAATCTGCTATAGCTCAACTTCGTAAAAGATCTAAAGATTCTATAGCTAGACCAAAAGCGGAAAAAAATATATTATCAACAGACCCAAGGATGCAAGGAATATAATGTGGAAATGGATTAAAAACTTATTTAAACCTGAAAAACAAGATCCTCATATAGAAATGTATGAAAGAAACGAATATACAGTTGAGCAATTAGAAAAAATGACAAAGGGTGATAGAAAAAAACTAAAAGAACAAGACAAAATAAACTCTATTGTACATCCTTTTTATTAGTGTTATTTAAAATATAATGGAAATAGACGAGCCTTTAATAAAAAAACTGGTTAGAAAAAGAATAGATTCTCTTAAAGATACTCTTGTGTACTCTGTTGACAAACTAGAACAACTTCATTATATTAGAGGACAAATCAAAGGCCTAGAGTCTTTGCTTCAGGATCTAAATGACCTGCAGAAAAAACAGGAGCAACTAAATGACAAAGAACTTAGAGACTTCGAAGGAAGTACCTAAAAAAACAGAAGCATTACTCAATGCTTACAAATCAAGAAAAGAAATAGAAGAAACCGTACTAGATGCAAAGAATGTAGAGAAAGATCAAAATCTTCTTGACAGACTTCCATCTCCTACAGGTTATCGTATTTTAGTTTTACCATACGCTGGTCCTAAAAAAACTAAAGGCGGTCTATATCTTGCTGATACAACTCAAGAAACAATACAAATGACAACCGTATGTGCTTATGTATTGAAGATGGGGGATCTATGCTACAAAGATAAAGAAAAATTTCCTAATGGCCCTTGGTGTAATAAAGGGGACTGGGTAATTTTTGGTCGTTATGCTGGATCTAGATTTAAAATAGAAGGCGGAGAAGTTCGTATTCTAAACGATGATGAGATAATCGCAAAGATTAATAATCCGGAGGATATCTTGCACGCATACTAAACATACGCAATTAAAACAGGAGCTACTATGGAAATACAAGAAAATAAAAAATCACCAGAGGTGGATTTAGATACTGACGGTGTAAATGAACAATCAGTTCAAGTTGAAGAACAAAAAACAGAATCTACTGAACCTGAATTACCAAAAGAAGAAGTTGATCTAGGTTACACAGAACCTAAAAAAGAAGGTATTGAAGGAATTACAGTTGAACAAATCGAAGAAAAACAAGAATCAAAACCAGAAGCTAAGGTTGATGATTTATCTGATGTTTCAGAAAAAGTTAAAAGAAGAATTGATAAATTAACTTTTAAAGTTAGAGAAGCTGAAAGAAGAGAAAAAGCTGCTATTGATTATGCTTCAAGCATAAAGAAAGAATTGGATAGCACTAAAACTAGATTCTCTAAAACAAGTAAAAGTTATATTGAACAGTTTTCTGCTAGAGTTACAGCCGAACAAGAAAAAGCAAAATCTGCATTGAAAGATGCTATAACTGAACAAGATGCTGATAAGATAGCTGAAGCTAATTCAAGAATAGCTCAGTTAGCTGTTGAAGCTGAAAAAGCAAAAATAACTGCTGCTGAAGAAGAAGCTAAAGAACAACAAGCTCAGATTCAGCAAACTCAACAACCTCAAACACTCCAACCTCAAGCATCACTACCTTCTACAAAAGCTAAAAGCTGGGCAGAGAAGAATGAGTGGTTTGGGTCTGATAGAATTATGACAAGCGCAGCTTTTCAAGCTCATCAAGATCTAGTAGAGCAGGGGTTTGACGCAGAGAGCGATGAGTACTATAATGAAATTGATAAAGTTATGAAGGAAAATTTTCCTCATAAATTTAGTCAACCACAGGAGCAAAAGAAACCCGTCCAGACTGTTGCTTCTGCACAAAGAAACCAAAGCGGACGCCGATCAGTGAAACTCACCAAGTCACAAATAGTTATCGCTAAAAAACTAGGGGTGCCACTAGAGGAATACGCAAAATACGTGAAGGAGAATGCAAATGGATAATATAAAAAGAACCTCACGCGAGTCAGAAACTAGAACTACTGAAAAGAAGCCTAGTTCTTGGACTCCACCATCCAGTTTGGATGCACCACCTGCACCACAGGGTTATGCACATAGATGGATAAGAACGAGTGTGGCTGGATTTGAGGATACAGCTAATGTAACCAAAAAATTCAGAGAAGGTTGGGAATTTGTAAGAGCAGAGGAAATTAAAAACTCCCCTGATATTCATAAGTACCCAATTATTAATGCAGGACAATACCAAGGGTGTATTGGAATTGGAGGCCTTGTGTTGGCAAGGATACCTGAAGAGATTTTGAAATCGCGCGCAGAGTATTTTGAAAGAATTACTCAAGACCAAATGACCGCTGTTGATAATGATCTAATGAAGGAACAACGACCCGAGATGCCTATCAATATTGACAGGCAATCAAGAGTTACCTTTGGTGGTAGACGTAAGAGTTAATTTTTTTGCGATGCCTACCCGAGATAGCTTGGATAATATAAACATATAGTTAAATAGGAGAAGAAAACTATGGCAAACCAAGAAGAAAAGTTCGGTCTTAGACCGTACAGAAAACTAGATGGTACACCATTAGTAGGAGCTCAAAACAGATATACTATTGCGTCAGGATATGCAGATGCGATTTTCCAAGGAGAAATGGTTGAACCATTAGGAACTGGAAACATCCAAAGACATGGTCCTAACACATCAGATGCTGTTATTGGCGTTTTTAACGGATGTTTCTATACAGATCCAACTACTCAAAAGCCAACTTACAGCAATTACTACCCAGGTGGTATTGCTGCTTCTGACATCACTGCTTTCGTCATTGATGATCCAGATGCTGTATTCTTAATGGATGCAGACGCGGCTTTCACTAGAGCAGATTTGTACAAAAACTATTCGGTTACAAACACTACTGGTGTAACGCAAACAGGAATATCAAAACAACAGCTTGATGTATCAGTATCAGGTGTTGCGACTACTTTTGCTATACAAGCAATTGACATTTCGCAAGATCCAGATAACTCTGATACTTCATCAGCTAATGCTAATGTTCTTGTTAGAATCAACAATCACTTCTTTAGAAGTGGTACAGGTATAGCGTAATAAAGGAGAATAACTATGGCAATATCACGATCACAACTAGTTAAAGAACTAGAGCCAGGTTTGAATGCTTTATTCGGCCTGGAATATAACAGATATGAAAATCAACATGCGGAGATTTTCCCGTCTGAAACATCTGACAGAGCTTTTGAAGAAGAAGTAATGTTAAGCGGTTTCGCTTCAGCACCAGTTAAACAAGAAGGTGCGGGAGTAGTGTTTGATCAAGCAGGTGAAACTTTCACAGCAAGATACTCACACGAAACAATCGCTTTAGCATTCTCTATTACTGAGGAAGCAATCGAAGATAACCTGTACGACAGATTAGCTGCAAGATACACAAGAGCTCTTGCAAGATCTATGTCGAACACGAAGCAAGTTAAAGCAGCGTCTGTGTTAAACAATGCACAGAAAAGCACTGGATTTAACGGAGGAGATGGTGTTTCATTAATAAACAACGCTCACCCGTTAGCTACAGGTGGTACATTCTCGAATGTACTAGCTACTGCTGCCGACCTTAACGAAACTTCACTTGAGCAGTCGTTAATCGATATTTCATCTTTTGTAGATGAAAGAGGATTAAAAATTGCTTCTCAAGGTAGAAAAATGATAATTCCAAAAGAATTACAATTTACTGCTGAGAGAATTATGAAGTCTCCTCAAAGAGTCGGAACTGCTGATAACGATATCAATGCAATCGCTAACATGGGAATGGTTCCAGAAGGTTATGTTGTTAATAACTTCCTAACTGATCCGGATGCTTTCTTCTTGTTAACTGATGCACCTAACGGTTTTAAACACTTCATTAGAAGTCCAATTAAAACTGCTATGGAAGGTGATTTCGATACAGGAAACGTTAGATTTAAAGCTAGAGAAAGATACTCTTTTGGATGGTCTGATCCAAGAGCGGTATTTGGTAACGGAAAATTACCTACTAGTTAATAGTCAAACTATTAAACCGTAAAAGGTTACTTAAAAGGGGCGGAGTTTACTCTGCCCCTTTTTTTATATATAATAAAAAGACCTAGAAAAATAATTATTATGTAGACTGGCTAGGCAGACGGTATAGAGACTACATAACGAATGCTATACAAAGGAGAAAATTATGGCTAACACAACATTTCTATCTAACGTCAGATCTGGCGGTGGAGATAGTACAAGAACAACTTACGCAGGTTCAGTAAGCTTACAGGCTCAATTTTATTTTGATCCTACTGCTGCGGCAGGAACTGATGTGCAAGTATCAGCAGCGGATACAAGACAAGTAATACTTCCACAAAATGCAATCATTACAGGAATAACTTTTAATGGTGCAGCAACAGGTGGTACAAACCCAACTATTGATATGGGTTACACTGACTTTGATGGTGGAACAAACTTTGTAGATGTTGATGGTTTGATTAATGAAGGAGATGCTGATGGTGGAATCGCAACAATTTGGGGTGGTGACACAGGATCAGGAGCTTCTTTAGGAAACCTAGCTTTACCAGCAACTGAAATTATTAAAATTGTTGGTGGACAAGGTGCTTCAGCAGCAACAGGTGGAACAATTACTGGAATCATTTACTACTATGTAAAAGATGACGGTAGTACATCTAACTAATAATAAACTAGTGGCTCCTTCGGGAGCCACAAATTAAAGGAGACAATTATGTCAGGTGGAGGAAGTTTTACATCAGATCAGTCGGTAGCACATGCTACAAGTACTGCACAAATGGTTCCTACGACTAAAAGAGCTAGAGTTACATCTATTCAAGGAAAAGGAAACGCAAGTGGTTCTATTATTTTAAGAACAGGTGGATCGACAGGAGATGTTGTTGCTACATATTTATTCGGAACTGAAGGACTGTCTGAATATGTACCAGGTTCTGGAATTTTATTTGTAGAAGGTGTTCATGCAACTATTGCAGGAACTACTGGAGTAACAATTACATTTACGTAAGATGGATTACTACGCTGATTTAGGATTAGAGATAGAATCTTTTGCTAAAGGCGGTATGCCTGCTCGTAACAAGAAAAACTATCGTAGTACTAAATCAGGTGCGGGAATGACTACGGCCGGTGTTAAGGCTTACAGAAGACTTAATCCTGGATCTAAATTAAAAACAGCTGTTACAGGTAAAGTTAAAAAAGGAAGCAAAGCATCTAAACGTAGAAAGTCTTATTGTGCAAGAAGCGCAGGACAGATGAAAATGCACAACGTTAATTGTAGTAAAACTCCAGATAAGAGAATATGCGCTGCAAGAAGACGTTGGAAGTGTTAGAAAAAAAATACTGGTTATTTCTAGATTTTATTGTCTATGTTATAATGTGGTTATTATTTATTTTATTAATATTAGGAGTTTTTGTAAGAACAATGATTGATCGTTTTATATATTCATTTTTTGGTGCATTAGATAATATATGGAATTTTTTAAGTGCACCAAAATGTAAGTGTAAGAAAAATAACAAAGGAGATAAATATGATAGATAAAATCAAAGGCAAAATTGCTCATTACTGGTCAGACCACAAGATTGAATGTCTTGTAGTTGCAGTTTTAGTTGTAGCTTACGTATTAAAGTAATGATTATGGAGTGTGCTAGGATGGATTATAGATTCACAGCGATGTTAATTATTGCTCTTTGTCTCCTAGCATTCTTCGGAGGT